TCCGGACTGACAACAACACTTTGTACAGTTGACTGAAGCATTCTGTGGTCGACAGTTGCGTCACCAATTTCATTAGCTAATATATCAATTGCTTTCCCTAACTCGTCTAGTGACATCGATTCGTAAACCTCGACAGCGAACTCTCCCATTGTAAATGCCCGGCCAAGCGCTTCTGCGCCAAGGCCGCCGGTAATGTCCTCATCGAGTGATTCTTCCTGTTCTTCAAGACCAATAGCTTTTTTCGCTGTTGCCACGGCGACCCGGGATTGTGCCATGGGTATTAAAAACGCTGGCGCTGCAATTAGAGCGCCTGGCAGCATCGCTGAGACCATGAGCACGGCAACACAGGCTATCAAGATAGCATTTTTGACGACTGGGTTGCTTAAAAATTTAATAACTGGTTTCACAATGGCACCTAAAGCTTTTGCGACGCCTCTCAGTATTTTCCCAACGTATTTCGCCAATTTGAGAGCTTGCCTAAGCAATTTTATAGCTACTGGCTTTTTAGGTGGATTTTTTGTGAGGGGGAACAATGTCTTAATATAATTGCCCACAGAGTTTACAATCTTACTAATCACGCCTCTGACGAATCTTACAGCTTTGGCTGCTGCTCCGTATGTGAAGGTGTACAAAACTTGCCGTGCGCGCCACTGAGCCTTTGCAATTTTTCCTAATTCTTCAGGTGGCGCATCTTCCTTCCATTCAGCCCACGACTTTTTCAGAGAATCTAAAACTCCCTCATCAAGAAGCTTCTGGTGTTCGTATTTAATGGACTCCTCTAATATTTTGCCTAATTTTTCAGTGGAGATCTCATTCCTATCATATTTTTCCATCAATAATGAAAACGAAGTTTCCTTGATTTTGTTTTCTTTAATCAAATATATTGTATCTGATTTTGTAGCATCGCACTCAAGTTCGACTTGCTGTAGGGAGCTGTCTAAAGCATTTACGTAGCCTCTCCAGTTCTCCATTATTAATTTCATGTCGCTCATTTTAGCTTCTCCATTGCTAACTTAACTGTGTGTTTTAAATTGGGAGTTGTGTCGTAAATATCTAATTTTTTATATGAAACCCATGCCCAATCTGTGTGCTCGTAATCAATTTTCAATTCCTCGCCGTTATCGAAAGAAGTAGAATAATATATCATAACTTCTTCTTTTTCTTCCAACTCAAAAATGTTCTGAAGTGACAAGTTTGTTTCCTCAAATGTCTCACGGATGGCTGCTTGCTCCGCTGTCTCCCCTTCTTCAACATGTCCACCAGGAATGCCCCACTTGTAAGGCATCCAGTTGCTATCACCAAATCTTTTTAACAAGAGAATATCTCTTTTCTCATTAAAAACTACAACCATTGCTGCTTTAAAAACCTTCATTAATCCTCCATTTATGCTTCTACTGGAATTGTTTTAAAGACCTTAATTCCAATCAAGCCTCTAGTCTTGTTAATTTTAGATATGAGCGAAGCCATTCTAAATCTCAAGGAGTATCTCCCTTTCAAAAATTTGAACTTTACTCTTACCTTCTCTGCTTCTATACCAGATGTTCTCTCTTCGCCGCCGCCGGGCAGAATATTCACAATTGTTATTCCTTCAATCCCTCGAATGTCTGTAAGAACATCTGTTATGTTTCTGTCTCCGGTTACTGTTAAAACACATTCTGCTTCGTAAATTATCATCGCTTCAGTCAAATTTATTTTGTCTATCGCACGAACAATGATTTCGTTTATTTGTTTCTCGGACAGCATGCCCTCTTTCGTTTTCACGTATTTCATTATCACATCCTTCTGTTAACACAGAATATCACATTATAAATAGTTATTTTATTTACTAATGGAATAAAAAAAAGGGGCGCCGAAGCGCCCCTCGTTAAAAACAGCAGCGAGGATTTTAACTGATTTTAATTTCTTTTGCCGGAAGCACTTCCTGCTCTGGCTTTTTTACGGTCACCTCGAGGATGCCGTCTTTATATTCTGCATTAATATCCTCCGCGACGGTTCCTTCCGGTACAGACCAGGCGCGCTGGAACGAGTTAAATGAGCGTCTTCCCCCCTCTGTCTTTTCATTTGTATAAGACAATGTAAGAGTTTTATCTTCGAGGGACGCCTTAAGATTATCTCTATTGAGCCCCGGGGCCGCAACCTCGATTACGTGTGTGTTATCAGTCTCATAAACTTCCACAGACGGCATAGACCTGTTGAAAATCTGCGGATGGAAAAAATCTCTGTCAAACGTGCTTTTGGTTGGGGTCCACAAGTCATCAAAGAGTTTAGTTAGATCAGACAAAGGGTCTGAAAAACGAACAAGTGTCATAGTAAGTCCTCCTTTTGTTCTGAACATAGTATAATAACTATAAAAATAAAGTCAACCCCTTAATGAAGAAATAAATGAACTCTGTGGCTGTGTTTTAATTCTATTTCGTCTACAAGCATAAGTTTAGAGTACGAGGATAAGATAGCATACTTATGAGCGTCAACTGTAATGGTTTCTTCTTCGTTGTCTCCAGACGATGGTGGCGTAAGAATTAATTCGTTCATTAATTCGGTGTATCGGCAGCTGATAGCATAGTATTCAGTTAAAAGAGTCATCAGATTGGAGTGCCATGCCTCCTCATTTTCCACATTGTCTTTTATGTAAGCTTTAATAACTTTTCTTATTTCTAGACACTCTGAAAGCCTCTCGAGACAATCTTCTAAAGGAAGGAAATAATATTCTTTCTTCTCCTTCATGTCTTTTTTCTTTTCTTCCTCTTTTTAAAAGCGATTCCCTCTCCCCAAAAATTCTTATTCTTTCTTTGATCGGTAGTTAGGCATGCTTCTATGTATGGGCCATCTTCATCCTTTTTAAAATACGCTTTGTGTAGTTCTAGGAACCCATACAACGGTTTTGGTACCTTCTTGGCATATTTCTTGCGTGGAGGTGCCTGATTTAAAAAACTGATACATCTCTCAGTGATTTTATCTTCCATCATTCCTTCAGACGTGTAAGATTCATGGTCGACATCAATATGAACTATTACAACCCATTTTTCTCTCCCATAGCCCTTAATGTGGAAATAATTGCTACCAGAATACAAACCTTTTTTAGTCTTCCTTGAATCATAGTTTGACAGCACAGAGTGGTATTCTCTTAATTCTCTTAGTTTACATTCAATCATTTGTCTAGGTGCTTCTTCAGTTCTTGAAAACCGCCAATGAAGTTGTTCCCTACAACTTTTGCGTCATCTTCCCAATTGACCTCTTGCTCCCAGATCATAGGTACAGTTTTCCAGTTAAGTTGTTGCTTTGTCGCTTCCAAGGCTTCATCACAGTTTTCCATGTCTGTATAAGAAAACTTTAAATTGCTTTCTTTAAGCAAGGTCAGAGCATTCTGGCAATGAGGGCAACTGTTTTTTGTAACAAGAATATAATGTTTTTCACTTTCCATTTTTTAACCTCTTAAAAGTTGTTTATTTGAACCTAATCCAAGTTTTTCTTGTATAGCGGTAGGTTCTCCCACTACAATGAGATCGATACCTGATTGACCTCTGTTAAGATAAACCCTAGTGATAATCTGTCTCTTATCTAGTGCGCCTAAACGACCTTCTGACAGAAGCCTATTGTAGGTTTCATCTTCTCTCAAACAGACAACATGTTCTGGGTTGACAAATATTTCTCTGAGAGAAAAAGAATCAGTCAAGCGACCATCTTCTGAATATCTATTGTCCTTGTATATCTCCGTTAATTTAACTACCATTGTTCACCTCAAACATGTTTTCTTCATTGGTGAACCAATACTGTCCACCGTATAATATTTTACAGTACGGTCCCCATGACTTTTCGTATTCAATTTTGACTGCGTGGCCTGGTTTTTTAGTTTTGTACCACTTGTTCGGTGCTGCATGGGATGACGGCAGCGCATGATCGAACTGAAGTAGTGTCACGTTCGAAGGAATGAAAACCAAATCTCCTTTTTTAAAGTTGCTCATTGGCTTCCTCCTTCCTTGTTTCCCTCCGTTGCTACGTCGACGGGCGGTGTCGTAGCTCCGATCTCAATGTCTTCAGGTTCTTCTAAGAGCTGCTGTATAACGCTGCCATATCCCTGTAATATTTCTAAAACATCTTCTAAGACTATTGTACTTTTTACAAGACTTTCTCTAGCACTGTTGACATCATTGAACGAAGAATTGATCTCCTCACTCAAAACTTTTCTCTGAGCAGACTTAATAAAAACATTTACCTCTTCATTTATATCCAAAGATTTTTGTAGAATTTCTGAGACTTCTATTGGAACTTCATTAAAATCAGTGGTATAAGAAATTTTGACTTTTTTCATTTAACACTCCTACTGAATGATAACACTGTTTTATAACTTTGTCAAGTAATTTTTTTTGCTTTTTTCAAAAATCTTTCCTCGCAGTCAACCATCTGTGTTTTTCCCAACGGCAACAGAGTATATATTTTAGCCCCCTTCGCGGAGCTGGTTACTGGCTTTGCGCCAATTTCGATAATAGAGAAATAGAAATTTCTGATTTTTATTGGGGCGGTTTTTCTGCCCTGTACAAGCTGTCCAACAGTAAACTTTGGTTCAGAATGAGTTTCATCGACCACCTTCCGTGTGAATTTGTTTTCACACATAGATACAAATTGTTTTTCAGTTGGAACAAAGTCGGAATCACTTAGTATTTTCTCAGCGAGATCTTTGAAGTAAGGAGGGTTGTTTTTGTAATAATAAGCGCATATTTTAGCTACTTCTTTTTTTTCGCTATCATATTTCTCTTTCCACTGCTCATAGCCTAATACAGTCTCTTCTGAATACTTTTTTTCTATTTTCTCAACAGCCTTGAACTGTGCCTCTGTCACGCTTCCATTTTTATTGTACTGTTCGTAAATTGATTCTAAAAATTGTTTGGTACCACCGTACACAAATGGAATCTTTAGAATACTCTCTATGCGCTCTAAAATAGAATCATCCTTAACTTTAGGTTTTTCTATTTTTTTATACCTTCTATAGTATATTCGCGTAGTCATCTTTTTAACCTACAGAACTTAAAACCTGATGCATTCCTAGACCAACTAAGGTTGTTACAATGATCCATAGCATTTTCGACACTTGTCTTTTGAAACTCTCAAGCTCTCTTATTCTTGCATATATGCCGGAGTCAGGATTGTAGACAGCTTCCTTGATCTTTACGATATCAAGAGCCATCTCTTCCTGTTTATCTTTAACTATCTCAATATTATCCATCATTCTTTCAAATTTTCCGTTTAATTCAAGAAGAGCTGTTTCGGTTTGAGATGCCATATATCGCTGTTCTCCTTGTTATTAAATAGTATACCAACCCGCTAATCGTTCTCAATTATTGCATAATTTGTTGTAATTAAGGTTGACGCAGCAGACACAGCATTCTGAAGAGCTGTCCTTGTAACTTTTGCCGGATCAATGATTCCTGCCTCAAACATGTCAACAATTTCGCCGGTGACAAAGTTTCTTCCGTCGCTCCTATGTAGAGATAGAATTTCGTACAAAATTAGATCTGGAGACTCACCAGCGTTTAATGACATCTGCTTCACAGGAGACTTGACTGCCTCAAGAACAATCCTGGATCCAATCTCTTGGTCTTCGTTCTCAAATTCAAGTTTTAGGTTCGAGGACGCTCTGATTAAAGCAACTCCGCCTCCCGGTACAATTCCTTCTAATTGCGCAGAGTGGACAGCTTCTAGAGCGTCCTCAATACGATGTTTTTTTTCAATCATTTCAATTTCTGTTGCACCCCCGACATGAATGATTGCCACACCACTAGCAAGCCTGGTTATTCTTTCCTGAATTTTTTCACACTCATGTACAGAATCAGTTTGTTCCAATTCTAACCTAAGAGCTTCAATTTTCTTTTCCACCTCTTCGCTGTCACCAGAACCACCAACAATCGTTGTAGCATTCTTAAGAACATCGATAGTCTTCGCTGTGCCTAAGTGTACTAGCCTTGTATCTTCCATTTTTAATCCTGAATTTCTTGATACAAATTTTGCTCCCACCGACACTGCTAAGTCTTTAAGAATATTTCTTCTTTCTTCTCCGTAACGAGGGGCTTTAATTGCAGCGATTTTCATTGTACCACGAATAGCATTCATAATCACGGCTGCTAAAGCTTGTCCCTCAATATTTTCACAAACAATTATAAATGGCCTGTTCTCTCTGGCTACAACTTCAAGTATTGGCAAAAGCTGATCAACTGTTTCAATGTCGTAGTCAGTCACAAGAATAAGGGGCTCACTATATTTTACAGCTCCTCTCCTTTCATCTGTAATAAATTGAGGCGAAACATAGCCCGAATCGAATCGGAACCCTTCTACGAGATCCAAGCTGGTCTCAGTAGAACGAGCGTCTTCAATAGTTATAGAGCCGTCCTTGCCAGCTGCATCAACAGCGGAAGCAATTAACTTGCCAATAGTCTTGTCCCCGTTAGAGGAAATGGTTGCAATGTGTTCGATGTCTTCTATACTTGAAATAGGCTTCTTAAGGTCCTCTAAGGCATCTACAATCGCCTCAACTGTCTTATCCATGCCTCTCTTCATTTCTACAGGGGAAGAGCCAGCTACGATGTATTTCTGTGCTTCTCTTAGTACTGCTCGCGCCAGTACTGTAGAGGTTGTGGTACCATCTCCGCACTCTTCTGCAGTCCTAGCGGCAACCTGTTTGATTATCTGTGCTCCTGCATTTTCAAAAGGATCTTCGAGGTCAACAAACTTCGATATAGTAACACCATCCTTCGTGATAATAGGATTGGATCCTTTTTGATGCAATATTACATTTCTTCCGCGCGGGCCAAGTGTTGACGCTACGTTATCAGCAAGTATGTCAACTCCATTCAGAACCTTCTCTTGTAGAGAAGAACCTGAGTCATATTTTTTTGCCATGTTTAACCTCTTTCGTTATATACATTATATGGCATTATACACCAGTTGTCAAGTGTTTTTAAATTATTTCTCAGCCGCTTCGACTTCTTTGATAGCTTGATCTGTTGCAGTCTTTAAGTCAGAAGCATTCTGGATTGCATCGGTGCCGTAACTTTTTCTATCTTTTTCTTTTGTTGACGTGCCCAAGAAATAAGAGTTTACATTTTTCGTAAAAATATTAAGAATTCCATACACAGGACGAAGAGTGTTGTTTAAGCGTTCCCCATACAATAGCCATGCCCTCTTTAGTGCATCTTCGCTAACCGGTACGGTGGCAAGCTCTCGAAAGTTGCCGATTGATTCCGCTTGTTTTTTTGTAAAAATAAACTGTCTATTTTTCTCGAAGCCCGGAGAACGCTTTAGGGAAGCTATTACAGCTGCTCTTCTTTCTGCAGTCGGATCTGCTGTAAATTCATCAATTTTCCTTTGGGTAATTTCTGCTTTGGCATAAGACCCAAACAAATATTTAGATTTCCCACCAAATTTTGCTTCCGCATACTCAATTTTAAAAGGTTCAAACATTTTCAATTCTGAATTTTCTGTCGATAAAATTCTTTGCAAAAGTACTTCAAAATCATCTGGCGACAATCTTTGGCCAGAAGAAATTTTACCCTCTTCCAGTGCGGCTGCTTTTTCCTCAGAAGCAGGGCTAAAAATAAAATTACGAGATGAAGTGTACTCTGGCACAAGGCCTGGTTTCCCAAGCTGAATGGCTTTAATCTCCATTTCACTTGTTGACAATCTTGCAATCGCATTTTTGAAAGCTTGAGCTTTAAGATCTGCATATTGTTCTGTTCTAACGGCAGCAAAGGGCTCGGTAAACACTTTCATAAAGTTCTCGAGATTAATGGTAAACTCTCCAAACCGCAAACCATCTGACGTTCTTCTCGCATCTAAATATATAATATGGTCGTATTTTTCAAAATGTATAACCATATTACTGAAAGATCCCTTAACGTCGGTTGACTGACCCAGCAGTTTAAGAGAATATTCTATATTTCCCTCATCAGTCTGCACGCGGACATCAGTAATTGGCTTGCCCATTTCCTCTCCACCTGGTTCCGCGCCTGTAATTTGAATGCCTTTCTTCCCAAGAAGTCCAGCCAAAAAACCTTCGAATATAAACCCGCCTGCAGCTTCGGTAAACTCTACCAAGATAGAATTTAAAACCTCTATTGTCACAAGAGTTGATAATATTTCTCCAAGTGTTGGTCTAGATTCTATATTACCGGTAAGAATATTAGACAAATTATTAAGTTTCTGTTCCAGAGTCTCGCCTTGAATTTTACTAGTGAACTCCGTAATAATTTCTTTATCTCTTGAACCTTTCTTACCCCAATCTTCTGTTATTTTAATTGTTGGGAGAAGATCACTAATACTGTCTCCCGTATCCATGCCTAAGCTGTCTTCCACCAACACTTCGGCGGGCAGTTCGTTCATCACCTGCTCGACTAACTTAATAAGTTGATAGGAATTTAAATCTTTCTTGTTAAAAAACTTGTTCAGGCTTTCTTCGATATTCATGCTTATAATTAGTTCCTACTAAACGATTTCGTCCGCAATTCCTAATTCTATTGCCTCTTCTGCTGTAAGATATACATTCATTCTTTTTGCCAGAAGCTTCTTAATATATCTCTTTGTCATTGTTGTCTCTTCTGTCAAACATGTAACTAGTCTGTCCTGTGTCCATTTAGCTTCTGCCATCTCATTTTCTAGGTCTGAAATGTTTCCATGCTGGCCGGCGCTGACGCCATGAAGCATCACTCTGCAATTTTTACCTATTCGCCTCTTCCCTTTTGTCCCTGCTGCGAGAAGTAGGACACCAGCTGACATAACTTTACCGAGACCCAAGGTACTGATATCACAATCATTTCTAACCATTCGCATCACATCGTAAATTGCGAACATGTCAGCCGCTGAGCCTCCCCACGTTGATACTATAAATTCTAATGGATCATATAAAGTCTCGGTTTCTGATTCTGGATCTTCTGGATCTAAAGGTTCCTCTCTTTTACCCATATCATGCAAAGCCATCAATGAATAAGTTGTCTCTGCTGCATTATCTTCTGTTACTTCTCCGTATAGCCCAATCAATCTGAGTTTTGCTGGTTCAGGATTTACATCCCCTAACATTAAAAGTTGTGAAAGATCCGGTGCTGGATCATTCTCTTCCTCCTGTTTATCGCCATCAAATTTTTTCAATCAATCCTCCTTTTTTTTAAATTTTTTAGATTTACCGTTTCTGTTTACTTCTTGTAGTTCAAATGGAAATTGGTTAGCCCAACTCCGCCACGAATTTGGTTCTTTAAATTTTCTTGACAACAGAAGAGTCTCTTCTTGTTCCTTTGTCCACCCGCGACCAACTTCACGCCAGCCGGTGACAGCAGATAGAACTTTATTTTTTACACGCTTCCCTTTGATTCCTTCAATTTGAAGGTGATAATGGTTTCCATCTTCATTAGAATATACTTTCCAAATTGTAGCCTTCACTGCATTCTCCTTTTTATTTTTCATTATAGCACGTTTCTCCTCGTTTTACAACAATTTTTTTTTGGATTCTCGCAAATATGATATTGCTCCCCTCCAATTGTCAAACCTTATAAGCTTTTTGTAAAGCCTAGGCCAATGAGTAATTATACGCGCAATCGTCATTTCTCTCCAAACTTTATACGATTTACCATCAGAAGCTCTAGTTTCTTTAATTTCCTCATTAGAAACACCCGAGTCTCTCATAGCAGTATACTTCATTTCGAGAGCGTTGTCAAGATCTTCTGACAAAATATGTAAAACATTCAGTATGTGTGCTAATTGCTTTTCAAACAACTCAGCTAGGTGGCCATACTGAAGTATGCCGGAGATAATTCTGTATGAAAAAACCCCGAGAGCAAACCACAAAAATTCATTCATGCCATCCGGCATATGAACCTCGTCTACTTGTCTTTAGTAGATGAAAAGATGCGACTTACGACGCGCTCTGCAAGATTATCAATGTACTGCTTCTTCTTGTTATCTTTGTTCTTCTGTTGCTTCTTCTTCTGAAGCTTTTCATGAAGAGCGGCAGTTACCTTCTCTGTGATCTTGTCGATGGTTTCGTCGTCCATCTCTTCTGTCTCTTCGAGGGGATCTTCATCAGACTCCTCTTTTTCCTCAAGCGGTTCGCCGGCGAGGTCTTCTTCCTCCGGGGGCTCTTCCATAGGAGGTTCCGGAGCATCCATAGGAGGCTCTTCCATAGGAGGCTCTTCCATTGGTGCCTCTCCTTCGCCTTCGGTAGAAACAGACAAAAGACCTTCAACTCCGAGCGCATCTTCTACGACGCCTGCGAAGCCTTGAGCTAATTTTTCAGCTACTTCTTCCGCTTGTTCCGGGGTTAAATCGAGACCAGTGCCTTCTTCACCTGGAAGTTCTTCGCCTGGAAGCTCTTCACCGGGAAGTTCTTCACCTGGAAGTTCTTCACCTGGAAGTGGCTCCTCTTCCGGTGCCATCTCATCGTCGCGGTCGTATGGACCCATGCCGCCTTCTTCAAGTTCCTCTTCATCTTTCTTGAATTTATCAACAAAGTTTTCAGCCAGTGGATCGATTGAAGCTAGTTTCATGAAACGACGAATGGTCGCCTCTTTAAGAAGTGTCTTTTTGCTCATTTTTTTTCTCCTGTAAAAAAGTTTGAACGCTTTTAATATAAATAGTCACACGTTATTAAAAAAGCAGATTTTATAAATCCACATCACCATCTTTTTTAATCGGTATTTTTTTCAAAGCCTTGTCCTGTATTTGTTTGATTCTCACAAAGCTCACATTCATCCTGTCAGCAATTTCTCTCAAGGTCATAGGACCATTTTTGTCAACTGCAATTAATGTACAATTCAGGTCTTCTTCATAATTAATCCAGTATCTACATTCTTCAATAGGGCAACCAACATCGTTGGAGACACAACTTTCACAACAACTTATCATAATTCTGGGTGCTCCTTTTCCAATAGGTCGAACATACTTTCTATTTCATCGGGATTCAAAGCAAATTGTTCCTCTACTTCTCGCCCCTTTTGAATTAGTTGTTTAGATTTCTTTCTATTCAACTTGCTTTGGTTGCCCTTTTGATCTTTATATTCATCAATAATTTTTATCATATTTTCATCCTTGTTAATATATTTTTTCATCATCAATCTGAAGAATTCGTTTTGGTACAGTCCATCATAATGCAATCTTATTTTCAAGTCGGCGTGATTCTTATCAAAGTCTTCGAAGCAGACCTGTTTCTCTGCTTTCCTACGATAGTATGTCACTGTGTTCCTCTGGAAAATTTAAGTAAGCAAACTCGCCAAATAATTCTTTTGCCTTTTTATCTCGGGCTCGAGCGGCTTCTTGAGCAGTTGCGTAATAACCTAAATTTATATGTCTTTTGTTCGGATAAAATGTTTCAGGATCTCCAACATAGGCATTAAACGATTTTTTTAAATTTCCACTTTTCACCTTGTATACGCCCTTATAACCAGAGGCACTGTCGCGACGGAGTTTTTTATTTTGGCAGTTCTGAGATCGAGTGCATATTCTCAAATTTTCTTTTCTGTTATCTAAAGTGTCACCATTTTTGTGATCAATATCCATCCCTTTGGGAGGATCCATGATGACTCGGTGCATTGATTTTCTGTGGTCTCCAGCAAATGCGTAATAACCAGAGCCGGCACAGGTTTTATGAGCATACCATTTGCCTGGTTTTCCATTTTTATATTTTATTGCCTCAACTACTCTTTCATAATCTTCATCATCAATGATAACTTCATAATCAGACATTTCATTTCTGTTTTTCCAAAGTTTTATCTTTTTCATTTCATCTCCTCAAAATATGGGTTGAACTTTCATACTGGCCAGCTGGCGTTTGCTGCAAAAAAGCTGCTTTGACCTGAAGATCCTCTAAATTTTCCACTCCAGAATAAGAAAAGCCGCTTTTAATGTTGCCTGCAATATCTTGGAGTATATCAATAACAGAACCCTTATAAGGGATTGTGGTTGATACGCCTTCAGGAGAAGATGACTTCCCTCTCCAATCCATCTGTGCGGATCTGGAAGCCATACCTCTATAGACTTTATATTTTTTGTTCTCGCTTGTAAATATTTCTCCCGGAGACTCGTCCGTGCCTGCCAACATTGAACCAAGCATAACAAAGTCTGCGCCTGCTGCAAGAGCCTTCACTATATCGCCGGCATTTCTAATCCCTCCATCCGCGATCAACTTGGCGTCTCTGCTTGAGCGAGAACAGTCCCAAACCGATTGAAATGTAGGTACGCCATGGCCAGTGTTAATTCTAGTGCTACAAATCGAACCGCCGCCGATGCCAACTCTGATACTATCTGCACCCCAATCTGCCAAATCGTTAAACGCTTCCAAAGTTGCAACGTTACCTGCCATCAAATGGATCTTGTCTCCAAGATTTTTCCTCAAAGTTTTAAGCGCTTTTCTGACAAGCTTGTGGTGACCATGAGCAACGTCCAAACAAAGTATACGACAGCCTGCTTCAACCAGAGATGCAGCTCTAGCTTCGTAGTCTCCAGTCACCCCTACTGCAGCTGCGGCGTGCCCCTTTACCTTTTTGGTAAGAATAACTTGTTCCTCAATAGTATTGTACCTATGAAGGACTCCTAGACCTCCTGACGAACTTACCGCTGCAGCCATTTCGGTTTCAGTAACAGTATCCATCGGACTCGAGATAACAGGCAAATACAAATATGTGTACTCATCCAAATAATTTGCGATATTAATTTGTTCTCTACTTTCTATCTCTGAATATTTTGGTATTAACAATACGTCATCAAAACTAAGACTTTTCTGCATCGACTTCCTCTTTTATTTTCTTAACTAAAACATTTGCTCTTTCCCAGCACTCCGGGCAATAAAGATTAACTTTATCTTGTTCCTTTTTCACAACGACATACCAAGATTTTACCACATCTTTATTGTTCCTGTCAAATATTTTCTCACAAACCAGACAGTAATCATCAAGTCTGGAAAACATGCTGACTTTTTCTTTATAATCCGCTTCTGCCTGTTTCTTTTTTGCTTTTTTAATTCTTCTTTGTATTTTTTTAACCGCTTTGGTCATCGGGCCTCCAGGGTTGACACACCTACAGCGCCGGGCAAGTGACCACAACCATATAAATTCTTAAAAACAACAACAGCAGAAGGAAAGGGGGCAGAATTGTTTCCAGCATTATCATTTTTAAACTTGAGGCGGCCTTTCACAAAACTTATCTTCCAGGCCCTCATACAATATTTGTGCCAATACTTCGTATCTGTTCGTGAAGGAATCAGACAAACAACTGTAGTCTTTGGCTTCTGACCTTCTTCATATGCTTTCTTGATCCAATGTTTAATTTCTCGCCCATATGGAGGGTTCATAAACACTGTCTCGCCCTCCCAACTTTTGCTGAGCCCGTCATCTTCTTCGGTATAATACTTTTCACATTTCGCAGTTTTGTGAGTTGCGCATGGATCAAGAGTAAATCCATAGGAAAGATTCAAATAATCATATAATTCTTGAGGCGTCTCCCATTCTTCTGTTTTAGATGAGAACATTACCTTTTGCGTCTCTTTATTCATATTAACCCCGTGCTTCCAAAGCCGCCTGATGACCGAGATGTATTCATAGTTGATGGATCATCTGCAGTCTCTTCTATTCCACATGTCACAACGGGCACGAGTACAGCCTGTGCTACTTTTTGTCCTGGGTTTATAGTCTTTGTTGACCCTCCAATGTTGTGAAGGTTAACAAAAATTTCCCCAGTATAGCCAGGATCTACCACACATGCACCGACAATCAACTTCTTTTTGTGAGCAATACCAGATTTATTTTTAATTTCTAGCATATGGTTCTCCGGAACGATTACTTTAATCCCTGTTGGAACCAAACAAGACTCCCCGGGCGGGATCTTATATTTCCCCTCTGGCCTCCAAAAACAGTCGTTATTTTGATTAGGGCTTGGACAATAAAACAAGTCCATACCAGCATCTATCGAGTGTGCCCTTACGGGCATTTTAGCATCCTTTCTGATTTTGTAAAATTTAATATTCATCATACCTCCTTTATAACATCAAATTTATTATTTGTCAAGTTTTTAATAAAATATTTCTCGTTTCTTCCCAGCCATCTACATTTATAGATTTTCCGCCTCGCTTTTCAACAGCTTTTGCCAGTGCATAGTCATTGCCGCCAGGGTAAATCCTATCACCAATAAAAACAATATTTGAAAAATCTAAATCAGACAAATGTTCGACCACTTGTCTCTTGTCTCGTTCTAAATTGCATATGTCAATTGAGATATCACCGCCAATGCTTGTCTCAACTGTGTCTCTGTATCTGCTGTTCAAATATGAAGAGATTGTTTTTCTTGAGCCATGTTCTTTGTCCCAATTTTTAAAGTGCTCTCTTTCTTCCTTATCCGCATTCCTGCCAACAATAGAAAAATTCCATATGCCAATTCTCTTTTCAATGTGGTTTCCTGTTCTGTTCTCATAGAGCGAAGAGAACAAAAAGTATTTTAAGTCTTCTTCTAAACCCACTGGTGGTTCGAAGTCTTTTCTATATATTTCCTCTCCACCTTCATAATAGGCATTTGCCATGCATGTAAACACACCTTTGACATTGTTGAGAATTCTGGGTGTCAACTGTTCTTTTAGTTTGTCGATGTCGCTTCCTGAACACAAGTAAGTGTCGTTATCTAATATCCAATTATAAAAGAACTCCTCGAAGTCATTGTCTATTTTATCTCTAGGAGGAGTCAGTGTTGCATCTACATCAAAAATCCAAGTCTTCAATCTGCCCATTCCCCGCTATACAACGTGTTTTCTTTATTTATACACAGAGGATTGTCGATATGTTCTTTGATGACTTCGCATTCTCTCGCTCTCATTTTCTTCTCTTGACCTGGCGGGAACTTTTCGAGAACTTTCCATTCTATATCTTTTCTTTTATAATTATTTTTTTTAAGAAATTGTGCCAGAGTTTTGCCCTTCGTGTTAGATTCGCGGGTTTTAAAATGTTCTTTTAATCTAAGTATGCCTTGCTTAGTCGAACCAATATAAAATTCACCTTTTGGACAAACCACCATATAAATCACATTTTCTATTATTTTTGCGTGGTATCGAGCAAGATTTGCAAGGATACAAGTCCTACACTGGGAGGTTAGACCGCCTCCTCTACCACTTTTTTTGTAAAACTCAGTTGTTTGTTGTTTTACTTTGCATTTACTGCATATTTTTTTCATCCTAATAGCCTCCAATTATGCCTTACAGATCTAGAAGAAAATCCCCATTGTTCGTTGTAATCAATTTTACACATGTAAGGTCGATTAACATGGATTATGTCTTTTTCTCGAACTCCCCAACATCTAATTGTAGTTTGGTTACTTGTTGAATCGATTACATTGACAATCCAATATTCTTTGCCGTTTTTTGTTTTTCTTCTTATGATTTCTCTCGGGATAAACCAGACAACCTGAAGCTCTGGGTCATATTCAGCAATCGGTGGAACAAAATATTCTTCGAGTTTGCTTTTCACACGCTCAGTTAGTACAAGATCAATTGGGAAAACACCAGTCAAATTCGCTTTGTTAGCAATCTTTTCTTCAACTGTGAAGTCTCCTTCTGGTCTGTAAAGTTCAATATTGTCGTGTAATTGTTTTTCCTTTTTTGGACGATCAACAACAGCAGCGGACCAAAAGTGTTTCACTCCAGAAAACCTGTCATCTATCAGACCTTCAACCGCTCCACTCCGTACAAGAACGTCCAAAGCTTTCTTGTTTAACTTACTATAAATGATATCTTCATTAAACAATAATTCTTCAATAGTATTAAACGGGCGATGCTGCGTGATCTGTTCAATAGCTTTATCCCCTAAGCCTTTAACGGAAGTCAGTGGCTGAATGAGAGTCTTACCATCTTCAGTAATTTCCCAAACTGTCCCTGAAGAATTTATATTAAGTGGTTGAATCTTAAACCCCATTGACTTAGCAATGTTAATTGCTTTTTCTTTTCTGCTTTCGGGTTCTTTGTCGAGGAAAGCGGCAGTCCACTCTACAGGATAATAATTCAGTAACCATGCGCACTGAAAGCTAAGAATACTATAACTTACTGCGTGGGATTTGTTGAAGCCATAGCCAGAAAAGTATTCAAATGTCTGCCAAAGTTGATCAGCCTGCGACATTGATAACTTCTTTTCTATACAGCCTTCAACGAATTTATTATAAATCTTCTCTTTCTTCTTTGATTCATCTCCAGTTCCTTTCTTTGTCAAATACTTTCGCAGAGCGTTACCTTCATCAAGGGAAATGTTTTTGCCAAGTTTGTGAGCCAGCAAAGCGATTTGCTCCTGAAAGATAAGAAATCCATAAGTTTCTTTTGTCACATCCTTTACAAGCTTGTGAACATAATTCACGCTTCCAGGATCTCGCTTTGCATCTACGTAAGACTTATCTACATCTGCACCGAGTGGACCTGGGCGATAGATTGAAGTGATAGCAGAAATATCAATCAAGTTTTTTGGCTTTGCCTTCTTACAAAATTCCTGTGCTCCCTGTTCTGTGAATTGGAATATACCTGTCCACTTACCTTTCTGGAAAACATTCTTATAGACATTCTGGTCATTAAAATTTATAACATCAGGGTGCAGCTTCTCATTATAGAATTTCTTCACATCCTCGAATGTTGGCTCCTCGATGCCGTGATGCCTTTTAAGAACATGTCGGATTGATCCTTCGATCATTCTTAAAGAAGCCAGTCCAAGAATATCAAACTTAATGAAGCCGAGAGGTTCAAGATGTCTTACGTTCTGACCCTCTGACCAAGGAGTCTGCCTCACACCACCGCTATTAACGAGCGGCATCCACTTGTCTAGGTTCTCGCCTACAACAACACCGCCTGCATGCCTGGAGACGCTCCTAACCTGCCCTAGAAGAGCCTCAATGTGAGTCTTGATATGGGGATACTTATTAAGAAACTTCTTCAAAGTCTCTGAGTATTCCATTACTTCTTCAAAAGTTGGGGCGTACACTCCTGATTTGATCCCATGAACTTTCTTGGCAATCGGAGTTGCTTCGAAGATCATTTTGCCAGTTACGTTATTGACCTCAACAAAAGGAACATCATAAAACTTTGATACGTCTTTGATTAGAGAGCGCAGCTGAAGAGTATTATAATTTGAAATAGGCGCAACTGTGTCAGCGCCCCATTCCTCGATCAACATCTCCTTCACTTCCATCGGGTCACTCACGTCATAATCAATATCAGGATAGTCCGTTGCGTCTTTACGCAAAAACCTTGAAAACAGAAGTCCGTGTCTAATTGGATCAACCTGTGTGATATCTAAAACGTAAGCAACAAGAGAGCCAGCTGCCGAGCCTCTGCCTGGCCCTGTTAACTGAACTGAGGATGCTTTATCTGCAATAGCTTTCATTGTTAAGAAGTACTTGGCAAACCCTCGGTCACGAATAACGAAGAGTTCTTCTTTAAGCCTGTCAACATATTCATCTTTATTGTTAAGATCTTTTTCTTTTAGACCCTCGAGACAATCTTGTGTCAAAGCCTGAATATCTGTTTTACCAGCAGGAACAACGAAACTTGGAAGTCTAACTTCATTATCGGGCATGAAATCTTCTATCAAGTCGTGAGCAATATATTCTGTCCTTTTGATTGAGTCCAACACAAGATCATCATCGTAATCAAAACCAACCAACTTAGAATAGTTATGATATGATTCCCACATCTGATCGCCATTCTTTGGATATAACTCGTATCCAACCTCCTCAACGCCAGAAGGAAGTTCAGAAGACATATAGTCTGGCAAGCCACCTTTACCCAACCATCCGATCCTTTTATATAGTTCCCTGTCCTTCCAAGCGTCAGGATTAGGATAGTGACTATCAGCTGTAGAGATTAATTTTACATCATACTCACGACAGATCTGGATGATGTATTGATTAAGTTCATGCTGCTCTGGAATGTTATTCCATTGGAGTTCTCCATACCATCTGTCTCCAAATATGTTTTTCATGCGCTCTGTAGTTTGGCGCATAGCTTTTAAAATAGCATCGCTGCCAAAGTCACGATAATCCCAATAATCGCCAGCATAAACACCGCCAAGACAAGCACTAGAGGCAATAATTCCGTCACCATATAGATCAAGAAGCTTATAATCAATTCTAGGGTAACGATAAAAGTTTTCATCTTTATAGCTCTCCGACACAAGTTTAAATATATTATTCAAACCTGCTTGATTCTGCGCGATCAGAATGAGGTGATTTCTCTTTTTGAGTATATCTACAACTTTCTGTTTTGAAGCCCTCTCATCTTCAATAGATAGTTCAATTTCGTTCTTGATTCCTTTTTTCTTTTCTTGTTTTGCTTTTTCGTATTCTTCTCTCCATTGTCCTAAAGATGGATTGAAGTAAGCTTCGACGCCGAAGATTGGCTTGAAATTCTTCCCACTAGCCTGCATTTTGCGCGCATGAAGCACTTGATAAGGCAACCCGTTCATGTGACCATGATCGGTCAATGCAAGGGCGTTTCCGTCGTTCTCATAAGCGAAATCCATGTGATCTTGCGGGTATCCCAGACCATCATTCAAACTTAAGCCGCTGTGGGCGTGTAATCCAACAAATGGAATTTTAGCCATTAATTTTATCTCCTATTCCATGCTCATTAAAGATGTAGGATCCTCGTGTATCACAGTGTCTACATCATATTTAGTTTCAATCCAGCATCTTGCACCACAAGATAATGGTTTATGAGGACTATACACAATTTTTGCAACTTCGTTGCCATTCTCATCACGAATTATAGCTTCGTGAGCATACCTGTTTTCTTTATACGTCTTGACAGTTAAACATGGCTTACTCTCACCAGTTTTTGTGTTCTTGCGAATAATATGTTGATTGACGTGAACAATAGTTTTCATTTTTTTACCTCTGCAGATAATATAACACAACTAC